GCCCCATAATCGACGGGGGGGGGCGTTGTGTATCTCTTCTATGTTCTCGCTAGACCCCTATGGGCGGTCTTGATGAGGAAGGACTGTGTTAGGTGGTTCGGGCTACTTATTTCGGGTTCGTAGTCTTGACCTTGCACCCCTTGGGGCGCCCCTCTTCATCGGAGTTGTAATCAGTCCGTGTCGATTACGTTGTAATCGTAACCATGAATCCGTACCTAAGGGGGTCTAATCAGTACGGATATATCCTGATTATCACCCGATATGAGAGTGAGGGGGCTAAGACCCCCAATTGCCCCCCTCACGCGTACGGGTTGCGGGGCGTGAATAATGAACGCGGGTGGACATGCCCGCGTACGCCTTGGGCAATGGTGACGCGACCACCGCGACCGACCACCGCGGCACGGTCGACCGCCGAGGGGGTGCGCCGATAGGAAGCCACGCCAGTTCATTTTCCTTGGGTGACCCTCACAGTGCTGAAAAGTAAATACACTAAAATACACAGTAAATACACTGTTGGTGTATTGTGGGTTTTCCAGTTCAACATGGTGGTTTCAACAGCAAATACACTTAAATGCATTTAGAAATACACGATGTCTTTGAGACAATGAGTGTATTTCGTAGGGGGTTTCTTTTTAAACTGTTTAACGGTTAAACTGTTTAAGGGTTAATACGGTTAAGCGTAGAAATACACTTCCGCTTTAATGCTTCAGTGTATTTCGGTTAACGGTTAAAGGGTTTGTAAAAATTCAAAAAATGGCAAACGGCTATGACAAGATTGAGTATCGTGTAAATGGTTCGGTTCCCTTTTGGAAAGAATGGCCTAGAAGACTTCGCCGGGTATATGCAAGTCTTGAAGATTGGGGTTCTTCTGAAATAGCTATTCAAGACATGGTTGAGGTATGGGGTTGGAAGTGGGAATCTATAAACCGCCTTATCAAATCCACTCCTACTTTTGAGCAAGCACTTGAAGCCTATAGAAATAACGGGAACTATCCGACAAGAAAAGGTTGGCAAAAAGCAGTAACAACCTCTCAGCTAAAAACCGTTTACATGAGAGAAGGGGAACTTGCAGCATACGCAATGCTAGAAGCAGACCCAAAGGCAATAAACTTTCATAGGGACATTGTTGAAAAAAACGGTATGCTTGATATGGCAGAACCATTTCAAGAACGAAAAGATATTGAGACTCACGCTAAGTGGGCTGAAGATACTGAACAGGTAGAAAATCCCGTATCCGACGATTCAGGACTTGCATCATTCAAAGTTAGTTAATGCCTTACAAGCCACATGAACACCAACTGAAACTTCACCAATCAAAGGCGAAGATAAAATGGAATCAGACAGGACGGCGTGGCGGAAAAACCCGATCTGCACTTGAAGAAGACTTAGCGGTCATAGAAGAACTCTCACAAGAATACGTCGTATTTCCAAACGACCCTAGTAACAAACAAACAGCCGAAGAAGCAAGACTCGTTCCCGCTATCCACGTATGGACTGTCGCCCCCACAAAAGCACAGATGTACCAAGTCTGGAACGAGATGCAAGCGTTTATTCCCGAACACCTTGTTTCTAAAACAAACCCCTACAGAGAAAATAAACTTGCGGGAGGCAGAGGCTCTGGATTCAAAGAAGACGCTCTGCATGTCTGGTTAGTATTCAAAGATAACAACGGTAGATGGCTCCGAGGAAAAGACGGTAAACCACGACCAAGACCTGTTGTCTTCTGGGAACTTAAGTCTGCAGATAATCCCGAATCACTTCAGTCAGTAGGACTCGACTTCTTACACGTAACTGAAGCACAAGAAATAGACGAACGTGGGTGGAATAAACTTAGACCCACTCTTTCAAGTCCCGGAAGAGCAGGGCGCGCACTTGTCGAAGGCATACCCCCTGTATCACCCGGTCACTGGTTTGCAAGAAACTTTAAACGCGCCAAGGAAAAACCTTCTTCAAGAAGAGAAGCATTCTCTTGGACTGCGTTTGATAACCCTCTTCTCACTGAAGACCAAAAAGAAGAAATCAGAGATGACAGAGAAACCATGATGGAAGACGACTGGAATCGTCTCTACATGGCAATACAACCAGAAGGCGTCGGAGCATTCTTTAGGAAAGTTGATAAAGCAGCAATTGCTACTGAACTACTAAACCCTAAACCAAACTGTGAATACGTTGCAGGGCTTGACCTTGGTCGGTCAAATGACGCTACTGTCATGATTATAAAAAATCGCAAAACAAGAGAATCCGTTTATGCAACAGAACTTCTAAAAACAGACTGGACTATCCAGATGGAAGTAATTCGTTCTGAAGCCCGAAGATGGAATCTTAAGCAAATTGTTATGGACTCTACCGGACTTGGTGGGCAATTTGCTCGTGACATTATGTACAACGAAATGCTTGCCGAAGGAATTCCGGTAATAGCTTTTAATTTCACTCCGATATCTAAATACCATGATTTGTTCTTACCATATCGAGTTGCACTTGAACACGAGCATGTAACTTTTCCCAACGATTGGAAAAAACTGTCAAACCAATTAATGGACATTTCGCATAAAGAAACTTCTAATCGTGGTCACGTATTTACAACCATTTCAGGAAAACACGATGACTGGGTAGATGCGGAAGTTTTAGCCTTGCATGGATGCGACCCAGTGGAGTATGCTCAGAAAGCGCATACAAATAAGGCTTTCAAGGGTGCTGAACCGCTAAGACCTCTAAATACTGCGCGTAGACGTAGGAAAACCTCTTTCTTTCAAGGGGTCAGAGAACACAGATACGCAGATGTACTTGATGAAGTCGATATTGTAATAAACGGCGAACCTGCACAAATGTAAAAACGGTTTATGACTTCCTCATATTTGAACGGAACTACTGTCAACTCTATGAAACAGACGGTGTCTGATGAAAGTATTGCACTAGAGAAAGCACCGTCACAATCAGAACCCACACTGTCACTAGCATGGATAGAATCAGAACTTGCTCGTGGACGTATGAAGTTCTCCAAGTTTTGGAGAAAGTGCCAGACAGCAGACGAATTTGTAAAAGGTGATTTCGACTTTCCAATTACGGAAGATGGAACACAGATTCGACTAGGAACAGCACACTCCACAGTAAAAACACTTACCGATCATATAACCCCGCCATTTATTGACGTTACTGTTCCACCACCCGGCCCAAGAGGTCAAGCGCGAGCAGAGCGAATAGAAAAGTTCCTGCGAGGAGCAAACCACAGACTCGAACAGGACACTCCTACCCGAAGAATTATTAACTTTCATATGGCTTCCTACGGAGTTGCATGGGAAAAAACAGAGTTTGCTGGAAACAGATGGGCTGAATTTCCTGAACCGCCAGATGATTCCGGTGATGTAGGAAGATATAAAGAAGAACTCAACGATGTAATGCAGAAACGGGCAATATCGTGGCCTGTTGTTGCGAAAGCCGTAAACCCTCAACAATGTATTTGGGATACGAATAACCAATTCAACCCAAGATGGGTAATGCATTTCTGGGATGTAGAAGCAACATGGATACATGCACACTTCCCCGGATGGGAAGGGCCAAGTGACGGCAACGTGCAGTTCATAGAAATATGGACACAGTCGCAGGTTGCATATATTGCAGAACAATCATGGGTTATGAAGCCAAGAAAACATGGCTACATGACGTTGCCATGGACAATGTACTGGCCTCAAACAGGATTGGTGACTTTAGGTAATAAACCTGAAGACCTGTATCGAGGAATACTTGACGGCAACTTTGACATGATACGGGCAGAATCACAGCTTGCATCTCACTATCTTGATATTGTAAATAAATCAGCTTGGCCTGTTACCAACTTCCAAGGCCCGCCGGGCATGACTGAAGAAGTCCAAGCGGAATACGATCAGGCTCCCGGCGCACGAAACAACCTTCCTCCTCAAGTAGAAGTAAATGTGCAGCAGGTTCCTGAGCCTCCACAGTCAATTCTTATAGCCAAAGGAGTATTAGATCAGGCGTTAGAATCTAATACAGCACCGTCGGTAACGCGTGGACAACGTCCGTCAGGTTCAGCTTCTGGCTACGAGACGGCAGTTCTGTCCGGTATTAGCCGTCTCAATTTTGCTGCTTATGTAGATGGGTCACAAAGAGGGCTTCAGCACAGAAACGAAATTATTCTTAATATTGTTCAGTACGTTATTAGGGACAGAATTACGGTTTGGGGGCAAACAGAGTCAGGCTCTATTGACGCCACAATATCACCGAAAGATATTAAGGGTCATGTCGTTAACTTCGTTCAACTTAATCCCACTGCTCCTGAGGAAAGGGAAAGAACCCTCAACCTCTGGTCAACAAAATGGCGGGAAGGGTTCGTAGACCACGATACTGCTTTACGCGAAGCTGGAGTTTCAAATGCCCATGAAGTTCAGGCAAAGTTGTTAGCTGAAAGATTCTTACAGTCTGAACAGATTCAAGGGCTTCTTGAAGGCATGGCTGCAGCAAGGGTTCCGCTTCTTCAAAATATAGTTGAGGCAGCAGGTGCAAGTAATAACGACGCAGCAGATATTGCAACTAATATTCTTAATACTCAAGGCGCAACACAATTACCTAACGCTGGTAATTTCCAACAGGGTAATCAAATGGGGACTAACCCACAGACACCCGGCACAGGCGCACCCACAACTACTAGACCTGTAATGCCGGGGTCTATGGGCGAAGCAGATTTGGTAGCAAGGCAAATAAGTAGCCCTGCTCGTGATGGTAGTAGACGTGTACCGACTTCACAATTACCAGCAGGGCTTGGAAGATAATGGCATCAAAAAATAAACCAACTGATGTTATTACGCAAGCTGTTGGACAATTTGACGAAATAGTAAAACGGTATCTTGATACTATTCCAAAGCAAATTCAAGATGCAGAAATTAATCCTCCGGGCGGTAAACGAAAGCAACAACCTCGTCCGATGAACCCGTTTGGGAGAAAATAAATGTCACGTTATATTCAAATCCCGCCGTCAATTATGAAAGACATTGCGGGTTGGGGTGAAAGATACGCAACTCTTGAATATCCTGATGCTATGTCAGGTGATGCTATATACAGTGACGTAAGCAAAAAACTTGGTATTCCACTTAACATAATTTCAGGTGTTGGTATTACTCCCGCAGGAACCGGATACAGGGCAAGTAATTCTTTAGAAGAAATTATAACTACCGCTCAAATTGAGACAGGTTTAATTTCTGACCCAAATGCAACAAGTAGTAATAAATATACTACCGGGGCAGACGCACTTAAAAAAGGGTTCGACTGGATTACTAATTTAAACTTACCTTCAGGTAATCCAACGCGTCCTTCAAGTTGGAATTCAAATGAGGGGACATGGGATGAATACATGGAAAACTGGACTGCTTTTAATCCCACAGACACTACTACTGGTATGAACCCCGGAATAAACGATGATGCGTGGTTGCAATCTTTACTTAAAAGTTCAGACATTGAGTATCAGCAGAATTTAGAAACTGCTAAAGACAATGCTAGAGAAGAAACTGCAAAAAAATTTCAAGAAGGATTAGATGCTTTAGAAAAGCTTGGAATAGACATTGATAACAATGTTACAAAAGCTGAAGAGAGCGCTGCTAAAAATAAAGATTATTTACTTGGCGGAGATAACAAAGAAACCAGAGATAACTTTTGGGTTACAGCAGGAGCCGATCTTACAGAACGAGGCGAAGCATTAACCTTTCAAGACATTATTAATAATCCTGAGCAGTTCCTTGAAAGACTTGACGGCGAAAACGCCAAGTTAACTTTTACAAACCCAACAACAGGGCTTCAGCAACTTAACCCATGGGTTGCTACAGCTATAGATTTTGCAAATTCTCAAGCAGGGTTTATCAGTAAAGAACAAATTGCTCTTATTGAAAATTCAGCGTTAATAGAATTAGCTAATCTCGAAAAAGAATCTCAACTTGCGCTTCTTGAAGAAGAAGGAGCAAATGAAACAGAAATTCTTGGGCTTCAAATTGAAGCAGATAAAGCAATAGCGCAAATTGCTGAATCTAATAGAATACGAGAATTTAATTACTTAAATAAAAAAGAAGATTATCAGTTTCAACTTCAGCAACGGGCGCAAGAAAGAGAATTTGAACTTTTAATAAAACAAGGAGAACAGTCTAGTAAGGCTTCTGATCGTGAACATGCTGAATTAATGAAGCAGTTTCAAATTCAGCAAGAACAGAACCTTCAACAATTTGACCTTCAAACGCAGCAATTTGACCTTCAAAGCCAACAATTTGAAAACCAACAGTTGCAGCAACAACAGCAATTTGAACTTGAACAACAAGCTGCTCTCGATGCTCTTGCACTTCAAACAAAAACGATTAACCGACAAGTAGAACGTGACAAGATTACCGACGAAACAAATAGGTATATTGCTGAAGTTCAAAGACTTGGTTTAATTGACACTGTTGAAGGTGAAAGATTAATAGCTGAAGCGCAAGCTGCAAGAGATATTCGTTTAGCTGAACTTCAAAAAAATACGATTACGACACAGGGCGCACAGCAACTTCAAGCTGAACTTGCTGGTACTGAAGCTGACATTACGATTGCAGATACTCAGGCAGGAGCGGTTACAGGAGCAGCAGCAGTTCAGGCAGAAGCTGCAAGTCCGTTTGGATATCTTGGCGCAAGTATTGATTCGGCAGACAGAACGCAAAGACTGGCAGATGCTCAAGCTATTCTTGGAGAGCAATTTAACCCTTACGCTCTTACAAATGAACAATTTAAAGGTATGCAAGACACTGCAGCCCAAGCAGGAGCAACTCCTTTTGGCGCGCTGAGTACAGCACCTGAGGCCAGATATCAAGACATACTTGGCCTTCAAGAGGCTCAAGCTGCAGCAGGGCCGTTTCAAGCAGCGCAGCTTGGTCAGACTATAGGAGATATCGGCACAATTCTTCGTAGCGGGCTTACTCCAACTGAACAAGTTGCACTTGCTCGTGCGCCGGGTAATCCGTTTGGACTTACTGCACAACAGCAAATTGACTTACAAGGAACATTAGCAAGAGGCGGTTTAACTGCAGAACAGCAATCGTCTCTTATGGGATTGCAAGCACGAGGTGGAATAACTAAAGAAGATGAGTTTATGGCTCTTCAAAACTCGCTTGCTAGAGGCGGACTTACTCCAAATCAAAGGCTTGCTGAAGTACAAGCTAGTGCTGCTCCGCAAAACATGGCAAACTATCTAAACTTTATAGGCAATCCTGCAGCCGTAGGATTTGCTGGACAGAGTGGATTCCTACAAAACATAGCTGACAGTCCTGAAGGAAATATTCCTGCATCATTGTTTGGGTTAAATGTTCCGCAAAATACTTCTGCGGTTCCAGTAAATCCAACACTTTCAGACCTTACAGATTTATCTGACGAGCAACTTGGTTTCTATCAGGGACAACAGGCTGCACAGAATTACCTGACTCCCAGTCAGATATTCCAACAGGCGCAGACGGTTACGCCTCAGGGGGTTTAATTGGCAAGCCTGAGAGAAAAACGTGAAGAACGACAAAGACGTTTAATTGAATTAACGCGACAAGCTAAATACGCTAAAACGGCTGCTGTGGCTCAATCAGTTATTGACCAGCCACGCCGAACTGCATTACCTGAGCCAATTAATCCTGTTATTCCTCAGTCGCAGCAAAACATATTTACTGCTCAACAAACTGCTCAACGACCAGCAAGGCTTCCTTTTGGGGTACAACAAGCAGATATTTATGCACCTACTGCTGCTGTAGAAAAAAGAGGAAAGCCAGAATTTGGTTCATTCTTTGGTTCTGGAATCTTAGAAAATGCAGCAGGAATAGGTCTTGGTGGGCTTGAGCAACTTCAAAAAGGTATTGAAACATTTGGTGGTGCTGCTGTTGGTTTAGCAGGAGCAGTTACACCCGGAGACCTGTTTGGATTTCAAGCTAACTTAAATCGAATAGAAGCAGAAAAAGGTGACCCGCAACCATGGAATATACCGGGTCAAATGCAAAACCTTGCTGAAGCATTTCGTCAAACAGATATGCCTTCAACTACGGTTACCTTGCCTTTTGAAATAGGTCTTGGCGGAGATAGAAAATTACACCAAATTGCTGTTGGAGTAAAAGGAGGTATTGAATTACTTCCTGATGCCATTCTCGCAATGCTTACAGGTGGGACTTCTGCTGTTGGTACTGCAACCCGAACAGGTTTAAGAGCAGGTCTTAAATCTACCGGACGAGGACTTGGGCGAGGAGTAATGGGAGCAACCGGGCTTGATATTGCTGTAGGTGCTTCAAGAGGTCTGACTCGTAAATTTAGAAATATAAATATAGAAGACGCAGTTCCAGAAGTTCTTGAAAACAGAAATGTTCTTCCGATTGAAAAAGTTGGTGAAACTAAAGGAGTTATTGATGAGCAGCAATCCAAAACTCTTAGAGAGTTCATATCGGCTATTCCCGACATTCCTCTTATAACAGGAACTATAACTGGGTTCTTAAATATTCTTAGCCCAAATATTTTGCTTGATACTTCAAATGCTTTAAATACAAGTTCAACAGGGCATATGAGAAACCTTGCAATATCTGAAGCTAATATCGCTCATACAATGGCTCGACTCTTTGATGACCTTAATTTAAAAACATTTCCATCGCGCACAGGCAAAAGCCAAGCAAAATATGGTGAAGGAGTTGCCGGGGGCAAACTAAAAGAAGCCTTTGGAAGAATGCGTAATGTCTTTGGAAAAGGCGAAAATCCTTCTCTTCAAAACGCTGTTGGGTTTGGTTTAGATGAAAAAGGTCGAATAACTGGTACTGGTACAAAACTTGACGGTCAAGCATGGGTTAATGCCACGGAATTATTATTCAATAATAAGTACCGAACTTCTTCTCGTTATAAAAATGTAGATATTGGAAAAGCTAGATTTAGAAATAAAAATACGGGAGACACAGTTGTCGTAACTGGAAAAGCTGGAGGAGAAAATAGTTTCAGGTCTCTTAATAACAATAAGGATTTTGTTAGAGATGGCTTTGAAGGTGGAAAACATTCTGGTCTTGCCAACTTTGTTTGGACTTACCAAAATTATTCTGCTGATGTAGGCATAATGTTGTCTGAAGCAGGAGTAAAAGTTGACTGGATAGAAACATCAGAACAAATTGTTGGAATGAAATACAGTCCAAGATTTCTTGAAATTGATAACAACTGGTTATTCAATACGGCTAAGTCAGGAGAAGGCGGAGTTGCTGTTGGTTCGACACCTATGAACTTACAGACAAGAAAACTAACTCGCGCCCAACTGCAAAAAGCTATAGACGAACAAGGAATGGCTCTTAATGACCCATTTGCAACAATGGAAAATCTTCTTCGAGGGGCATATCGTGCTGCTCGTGACGAAGAATTAGCAAGAACTGCAAAAACCGTTGCACATGGTTTACATCCTCAAGTTATAGATACAAAACATATCCGAAAAATTCGGAACAATATGTTAGCAACCCTTTCAAGAAGAGGGCGAAAACTAAAAAAGGGAGGACGAGGAAGCGTACCTAAAGTTAGTCAGTTAAAAATAGACTATCTTAGAGCAAGTGGAATGGGGCATTTTGCTGAAAAAGTTGAAGAAATAAACAAAATTACAAATGTAACTGATAGAAAAAAAGCCCTTAGCAAATTTAACGAAGCATTTAATAAAGACATAACAAAATTAGGTGAGACCTACTTTACTCCCGGCAGAGATTTTAATGTAGATATGCCAGCTTATGCGGGGTTGTTGTTTAAAGACAAAGACGAACTTGGAAGTATATTAAAAAATATTGGAGCAACTAAACGTCTTGGTGGCGACACTATGGATGCACTGGCTCAAGTTGGTGACACAATTCGAGTTGGTAAAACAGGATTTGACTTTGGGTTTCCTCTAATTCAAGGACTTCCTGCTCTTGGCTTTGCAGCAAATACTTTCCTGCAAAATCCTAAAAAAGGACTAGAGTTATTTAGATCATGGGGGAAAGCTGTAGGGCGAGGATTTGAGTCAACAGTTAATGCAGAGGTTCTTACAAGAAACCTAATTGAAAACAAAGACATTCTTGCTGAAGCTATAAGTACCGGGCGAATTCAACTTTCAAGAAATGCAACAGACATATTTATAGCTGTTCAAAACCAAACTGCTTTTGCAAATCTTGGTAGACCCGGAAAAGAATTTGATGAAATTGTAAAAGCAATAGCCCAGCCATTTGAACGTGCTTATGTTGCTCCGGGTGACATATTAAGAATTGAATACTACAAAATAATGCGTGACACAGCATGGCAGCATAGCGGGGAACAAGGGCTGCGTGATTTAGGGTCATTTGTAAATAAGATGACCGGAGCATTAAACCCGCTTGATTCAGGAATTTCCCCTAATCAAAGTGCTATTGAACGAAATATCTTGTTCTTTTCACAGCGTTACACACGCGCATCTATGGGGTTAATGAAGAATTTCTTTGACGGTGGAATTGAAGGAGAGTTTGCAAGGCGTTCAATTACGGGTATGGCTGGTGCAGGAATGCTGACATATTGGGCATTAGCAAAAGCTAACGGGGAAGAACCAAAATTAGACCCATCTAAATCTGACTTTATGACATTTAAAATTGGGGACGATTTAATTGGTGTTGGTTCTTTCTGGACACAAATGGCTCGTCTTTCAGGCAAACTTTCTAAAACTACTTGGGATGAAGAAGCAAGAGCAGATTTGTGGGACAAAGACGATAGCCCATTACTTCGGTTCCTTCGTGGTCGGTCTGCTCCTGTTGGTGGTTTAGGCTGGGACATGGCAACCGGGCATGACTTCATGGGCAAACAGTTTAATGACAGCGGAGATTGGACATCACATTTAGCACGGCAGCTTACACCTATTTGGGTTGAAGCAACTATGCTAGATTCTCCTTATAGAGTTGGCCCTGTTGGAGCAGCATCGGAAGTATTTGGTGGTCGTATTAGACCTGCTAGTGCAGCAGATCGTCGCAGGTGGTTACGGAATGATATTGCAGTTGATAACTTTGATAAGAAGTGGGAAGACTTAAATAAACTGCAAAAAGCAAAAATTAGAAGTTATAACCCCGAATTAAAAATTAGTGAATCAGACGCTGCTGCCTTAGATACGTTAGAAGAAATCATAAGGGAAGAACGTGCTGATATTGGGGATGATTTAAATGTTGCTATAGACGCTTTCTGGGATAGAAAGACAGACATAGATGACCAGTGGTCTGCTGCTTTGGCTGAAGGCACAACGTTCTTAGATGCGGGTCAGATTAACCCTCAACAATTTAAAGATATTTGGATTAGTGGAGCAAACGCTCAACGCAGAAGCCGTCTTGAAAATGAGTTGTATAACGAAAAAGGAGACTTTGTTTTAGTCAACGAGCATTTTGCTAAGAATGCAACGCGCTTTGGCCCAGATACTCCTGAAGATGCAGCTTACGCTGAGTACATCGTAAATATAATTTCAAAACATGAAGTATTTGAAGATGCTGACGGGTTCAACTTTAGAAAAAGAGATCGTGAAATAGAAAAATTTAGGCAGACGTGGGGAGAAGAAGTTTATAGTTATGTTCAACAACTATTTGCTGAAGGGCGTCAGCTTCCTGCAATGGTTTATGAATACTATCAAGGTAAAGAACACTTCGAGTATTATTGGAAAGATGTAGAACTTGCAGTTCTAGAATCCAGTGAAAACAGCGATGTGCTTTCTGCTTTATGGAATCAATGGTTAGAAGAAACAAACGCAGATGTAAAAGACAGATTCTTAGAAGCCAATCCAATTCTTAAAACATTCAAGAATAGACTTAGTGATGTTAGGCAAGAAATGAGGGCTAGAGATTCTAACCTTGATGCTTGGCTATATAGGTGGGGCTTTACTAGCACGTTGCGACACCCAGATAATGATTATCCAACAGCAACAAGTGATATTAGGGATAACCGCCCATTACCACTTGAGAGATTTGGTATTAAACCCGGAATATATTGATTATTATTCAGGGACTTAGTAAATTTATCGGAAACATAAATCACCTTTAGGGGTAAGGTCTAGGCCATGACAACCGAAAAACAAGAAGTTTCGGCTTCACAAGATTCAGCGGAAAATATAGCGAGTACAGTTTTGGCTGCTCAAGATGAATCCGCTCAGGCAGAAAAACAGGTACAGGAACAAGTACCGGAACAGGCTCCTGCTTCTTCAGGGCCAACGCTTAGTGACATAGAAAACGTCTTCAATAAATATCAAGGTACGCAGAACAATTGGAATGCGAACCGAATGAAACAGATTGAGGACAACCTGAACTCCAGAGTTGATGAGGCATTACGCCCTTTTAGGGATATGTCCATAAAAATGGAACAGGCACAAGTCGATCAGTTGGAACCAGAAGAACAGGTTGAGTATTGGAAGAATAAGGCTCAGACACCAGCAGAGGCTCCTCAACAGCAGCAAAAGCAGCAAGAGGAACTTTCTGCAGATGAAAAACTAAGTCTTGCTAACAACGTGACACAGTTAATTACCCAAAACAAACTTCAGATGACACATCTGGATAACCGTATTTGGGAAGGCGCAACAACTGGTATGACTGCAGAGCAGTATTACACTCTCGCGCAGAATAATATTGGTCGCCTAAAAACTGCTCCTGCTCCAACACCAACTCCTGCACCCGCGACTCCGCCACCTACCACGCAAGAGGCTCCTTCGCAGACTACATCTCCTATAGAGACAAAGTCAGAAGCCGTAGAAGCATTTCAGCGTGGCGACATAAACATCGACGAGTATCGAAGCATCGGCTCTGAAAAAGGGTGGTTGCGACGATAATGAAAGAAGAAAGTCATGGCTGAAGGTCTGACCCTATCCAGTTCGTCGAGTCTGTCGAGTATGGCTGCAACTGTTATTGCAGATGCGATTGCTAACGTGGAACCTGCTGGCCCAACTGCTAGCTTGGTATCACGATACGACCTTGGTAAAGGCGAAAAGCAAAAGAATATCCCTCTTTGGGGTCGTCTTAGTGCTTCAGCCCTTTCTGAAGGCGTAACTATTCAGAACGCCCAGCAAGTTTCAGTGACAGTTCGTAACGTCACTGCTTCTGAGCATGGTGTTCTAACTTTCGTGTCTGATGTACTACAGCGTGAAAACAGTGAAGATGTTCTCGCTGAAGTTGGAATGATGCAGGGTCTTGCACTTGGTCGTCTCCGTGAGTCTGACCTCGTTACCCTCTTCGACTCAGTTACCGGGCTTTCAACGCCGGGTGCTGGCTCTAACTTCGGTTTTAGGCATCTTGCTGGTGCAGTTTCATATATGCAGACCGACAACAACTCATCATTTGGCCCGTCTCCGGGTGGTCAAGTGAATGCAGTATTACACCCGGAACAAATCCGTCGTCTAGTAGAAGATGATTCAGGTATGCAAGCTGGTGGTTCTACCACTATGGCTTCTGGTGCGCGCCCAAGTGGCCCATCCGACGATGTCATCAATAACTATTGGCGTGGTAAAGAGCAACGATTTGGAGTACAGATTTACTCATCGGGAGTTATTTCTCGTGATGGGTCTGGTGACTCTAAGGGTTGTGTCTTTGCTCCTCAGGCTTTTGCGCTTGCTATGGCAAAAGAAATTGACGCTGAAGACGACAGAGACATTCGTTCTCGTGGTACTGACATTGTTACAGTCGGTACTTGGGGCGAAACTGAAGTTGTTGATGAGTGGGCTGTTGAAGTTTATTCAGCAACCGACGCAATTAGCTAATAGATAATCCCTTGACTACACCTATACAACAATGGCAAAACTCACAATCCTTTAGAGGAAATAGTGTTGTAAGCCAGAGCGAAGATTACGGAATTGCAATAGACGACAAACAAGACGACTATTGTTTCTTGTATGACACGCTGGACGGACATCAGCTTCGCATTCCACTTGCTGACAAGCAGTACATGCTGGCTAAAGTTCGCCCTGTAAAAAAAGGTGAAAAAGCGATATGGGTACAAGTACCGGGGCAACCGGGTCTTGTCCATCACGCTCCCGGAGGTTCAACACCTGCGTATTCAGAGACTTTACCTGCGGAATTACCCAACAAAACGGAGTCGTTAGCTGCGATTCCCGGCGTTAAAGGTAGCCGCGGGCGTAAACGTGGTAAAAGAGGAAAGCGAAGGAATAGATAGTGGTAACTCAATTAGACCGTCCACCCGAATTAATTCTAGAAGCATGGGCGATTGAAGTTCGTCAACGTGCGCGTTCCGATGCAAATTTTGCAGAGGTACTGGATAAATTCGAGAGTCGTTTTGGCAACATTAAGGAAGCCCTTAATAGTTTGGACTTTGTCTCTGCGGATTCTGCATATCTTCTTCATCCCCAAAAGGATGGAACCTACGTTCCTGTTATTCACAATGTGCGTCCCGGTCAACTCGCTACTGCACTAGAGCGCGGATTCCTTCCGTTGGCTCTCAAAGACTACGAGTCTGCGATTGAAGCCTCTGAAGAACGCAAGAACCTTGGTAAGAGGGGTAAGCAGGTAAAGTCACAAAAGGGTAAATCTAAAAAAGCTAATAAAAATCAAACTAGTTTAGACATTGGAGGCTCATAATGAGCATCGGTATTCCTCGCATTAGAGATGCGAACACCGAGACTCTGGATGGGACTAAAGTCTTGACTGCTGCTGATGCATATCACCAGAACCTTGACCCCGGTGGGTCTGCAAGGGAACTGGATTTGCCATCAGGTACTGGCACTCAAGGTGGAGAAGTAATGATTACTAATGCTGCTGATGCAGCAGAAGCAATCACGGTTAAGCAGAGTGACTCGTCTACGACGGTTATTGTGATTGACCAGAACCAGTCGGCTCTTCTAGTCTGCAACGGCGTTTCTGCTGCTGCTGGCTGGCAAGCTGTTGGTATTACAGAAGCCTAATCAGATTCTCAGGGGTGGGGCTTCGGCTCCACCCCAACTTACTTTTACTAGGCGCGGGCGTTTCAAATAAGCGGTACGCCAAAGGAGGCAGTTATGCCTAAGATGAACGCAATAGACCCAATCGAATTTGTCGGCAGTGCTGCCGTAACGACTCGTTCAGGTCGAAACACAGAAATTCTTACAGTTGTAGACGACGACTCGCAGAACATGACGCTGGCAGCAGCGGACATTCTTGCGGGTATCAACGTCCACACATCCGCTACTAGCGGTGGAACAGTCACTACAGATACAGCAGCGAACATTATCGCTAACGTCCCTCTGGGAAAAGACAATGAGTCCATCACTAGTTACTACATCAACGACGGTGACCAGACAGCTACCTTCGCTGGTGGTACGGGAGTGACTGTCGCTGATACAGGAAACACTGTTTTAACTAATGAAGCAGCAGTGCTAGTTTGGAGACGGACGTCATCAACAGCAGTTACGCTGTATATTGTTAGCAGTTAGTAATAGGTCGGGGGGCTTGTCCCCCCGGCATAAATCAAGAGAAAGAGGTCATAGATGCCTACTCAAACAAATCCAGCAGTCAACTACGAAATTCGTGGTGCTGGTTATACCGCTGGCGGACTTGCAGCTACAAACTCCGCAAAGACGGTGGGATTACCTATCAATACGCAGTTCGTAAGTTTAGAAGCACACAATGCAGGTTCCAGTGCTACCGTAGTTCAGTTTGCAATAAACCCTTGGATTAGTGTTATTAGTACACAGGATTCAGGTGCAACTTGGACTGACTATTCAGAAAACGCTCAAGATGATGACGCTGGTACAGATGTAACTATGTCTTCTCAAGCCACGCTTGCTAATGGTGGCGCATTATTTGTTGGGTGTGCAGTTCCTATCCGTGGGCTAGCTATTGATGTAGATAATGTAAACGGAACATCGTCGTTGATGACGGGAGATTATTGGGATGGCTCTGCATGGAGCGATATTTCCGAGACAGACGGCACTGCGGATAGTGGTGCAGCCCTTGGTCAGGACGGAAGCGTAACGTGGACAGAGCCTTCTGACTGGGAGTCAAATACTCTCAGAAGTATTATTGAAACAGAAAAAAGTTGGAACGGTACATTTGCAGGTACTGGTCAGGTGTTCAATACTGGCCTTTACTGGGTTCGTCTTAAAGTTTCTGCTGCTTTAGATTCCTCCACAACTTTAAATTCAATCCATCCACTAAACCGTTCTGTTAGATACGGTGCGGTAGTAGTTGGTGGTCACCCTTGGAAACAAATGGCTCGCAGCGGATTTGGTGGATTTGGCTCAATTGAGTTTGTTACTGATACAGGTACTGCTGATTTAGTTGCAAACGCAGGAACAGGAATAAGTACTGTTGGCTAAGGCAAGCGACAAAATTATCAATAAGACCAAGCCTGAAATTAGCTGGGCGGAAGCTGAAGCCCCCGGCGGTATTGTTACTAAACACGGCACACGTATTGACGGTACTGTAATTGTGCCAGACGGTATGTTGGGATATGGAGATCAGGAATCTCTTGCCCTTATGACAGCAGATACAGTTGCCAGAGTGTCTACTGACACAAAGGCTGGTGACAGGGCTTACGAGACTGCTCGTGAACAAGCTGACCAAGATCAGGGTGTTCGCAGGGCGAAAGTTCGTAATCAAAAGATAATGTCGAAAATCCCTGCTGCTAACATGGTCTACGACCCTGCTAGCGGAGTATGGGAAATTAGTTACTTAAAAGAAGATAATTCAGGTCTTCTTTCAACACATAATAAAGTAATGACCGACGCTGAAGTCGGCAATATGTATGAGCGTTATCAAGATAGACAGCGTCAGAAAGATGAGTAATGACCACAACTACGCTGAATACAATGCTCCCCCAGTTTGCTCGTTATATGGGGGCGTACATAGGTAGCTTTGCTACCACTACAAATATCACAACAAGTACGGCTTTAGTATCTACAGGTCTCACTGCGTATTTTGAAGACGATGACACCTTAAACGATACTTTTGCTCGAATTGTTGGGACAGAAAATGACGGCACTACTCGCAGCGTCTTAGACCACACTGGCTCTACAGGTGCGTTAGACCTTAGAGGAGTAAGTCTTGCTGCAGAATCTGGTTCCAAAAACTTTGAGTTGTATAGGTACGACCCTGCAATTCTTATTGACCATTTGAACGATGCTCGTCAGGAAGCGTTCCCTTCTCTTTACAAAAAGATTCAAGACAGAACTCACACCGGACACCCGGAGCAGCGTAACTATGCTCGCCCAACAAGTATTCAGCAGGGTTTCGTTAGAAAAATATATGTTGAAGAACGAATAGATGCTGCAAGTTATGGCGACAATATAGTTGGAACTTTGAACTGTGACTTTGAGAACAGCACGGTAACAACTGATTGGTCGACAAGCAATATTACGCTGACCGCAGAAGAAGAAACGACTTCGCCTGATAACTATATGGTCTTTGCAGGACAACAATCAGGAAAGATGGTTGTCGGTGCGTCTAGTATAGGAACTGCTTACATGACGTTTGCTAGTCCTACTGCGTATGACGGTGAAGAACTAAACGTATCTGTTTGGGTTTACTGCAAGACTGCTTCCCGTGTATCTGCTGCAATAAGCGTTGATAGCGGAACTGCAGTTACGGGTTCTACTCATAACGGAAGCGGGTGGGAACGTCTAACGGTCTCCACTAATTTAGGAGACGTGTCTTCTTCTGTTCAAGTTGGAGTACACGTTACATCAGGCACTGCTCTTGTTATATACGCAGACGAACTGATAGCAGTAGCAGGTCAATCTGAATCTCCAAGGTCACATGCACAGCCTGTTTCTAATTGGCGTGAGGAAGGTGACGACATTATTATTCCTCATACTATTCCAGAATCTAAGCAACTTGTAATTGTCGGAATGGGACTGCTGTCTAGTGTCTCCTCAGGCAGTGACACTATAGAAATAGACGGTCAGCAGTTACAAAGGTTATATGCCTATGCTGCTACAAGTTTCCTTCAGGGTGATATTGACCAATTTACTGAAGAAGGTCTTAACGCTGCACAGCGCAGGTGGAGGCATTACAAGAATCGTGTTGATGAAGGTGCTGGCGCAATGTCAGCTATGTCTATGTATAAGGTTCCAGCGTATTAATGTCTACAGCAGGTAAAAACGCAGATATAACCGTAGCTAATGCTGATGGCAGCACTAACAAGGTGCGACTGTCTCTCTGGAGAGACGCTCCAAACCGTCCCGGTGGATGGGAGGAAGAAATCATCTCTCCAACGCCTCCTCCGCAGCCACAGGGGGACGTAAACTATGCTGCTCAATCTCCTGAGTTCGGTCGTGTTGTTTCTCAAAGCGACTGGCATCTTGGTTTTGGTGCGTCACGCTTTACAGACCTTGTAAATTTTCCTAAGTATGGATACACCGATGGAATACTTGCCATGTTTGATGGTGAGTTAGTTCCGTCTTATCAAGAGTACGAAGTAGACGCTATTGTTCAAAACGGAAGATTTGAAACAGGTGAAACAACTGGGTGGACTAATGGGTCTAATACTTCTGTTGCTGTAAATACAGATGCAAGATCAGGGGCTTACTCTTTACAAATCACTGCTACTTCTTCAAGCGGAACTTGTACTCAAAATTATCTTGGAACAGATTCGGTTCTTGCTAGCAGAGAAATGACTCTTGTTGCTTATGCAAAACGCGTGTCTGGTTCAGGAAGCATTAAGGCTACGATTGCAGATGGGGTAGGAAGCACAGATAGTTCTACTTCTACGTCTACTGACTGGACTCTTCTTAAAGCAACAAGAACTCTTAACGGTAGTACGTCTGCAGTTCAATTTACTTTTACTCTTTCTACAAATTCAGACGTCTTTAGAATTGATGACGTTGCAATAGTTCTTTCAGGTGGAAGTACTTTTAACTCAAGGCCAATAGAGTTTGAAGGTAGTTATTATGCTTCAATGGGTCGTTCTGTAATCAAATGGAATGAAACTCACGACGCATGGTTGCCTGTATATCTTGATAGCGCATACGAAATTACAGCCCTTGAAAATTACGGGGGCAATTTAATTGTGGGCAGAGGTGACTCTACTAACTATCTTCTAAGTGGTGACGGAGCCACGTTCTCTAACCCAACAATTAATTCAGGTAATGCACGTATTGCAAACAAATTGGCGCGTGTTTTAAATGTCCGTGGTGATTGGGCTTTAATGAAGACTCGCGCCAATCAAGCATCACTTACAGTAGACCCATCCAACACTGTTAACTGGGGTGCTGAAATACAGGTAGGAGACCCTGACAGGGCTACTACTAGTTTAGTTTCCGGTGCAGGTACAGCTTATGTTGGTAGAGAAGACGGCTTATATGTTTACGACAGGCGTATTAATAGGTTCAGAGATATTGAGCCTGATTCTAATTTCTTCCCGTCAGCTAACAACTTCCGCCGGGCAATAGGACGTGGTGGTGCTATATGGGCATCAGGTGGTCAGCAGACTTTCTGGCGTATATCTCCAACAGGTCAGCCACCAATACATGACTGGAGCGAGTTGACGCATATCTTTACAGCGTCGGCGTTCAAGGGATTTGGTGGTGAGGTATCTGCAATAGCGCAGGACAGGTCTAACGTATTCATTGCGCTTGCTGATAATGCTGCAAGTACCTTGAGTTCATTTCCTTATACATTTCCTTTCAGCTTTAGCACTGCTGGTATTTCAACTACGGTAAGACTGCTTACCATCAAAAGTCAGAAACCTGAAGACGCTGCAGACTTTGATAGAGACGTTATTGTTCATACGATTAGTGCGTTTACACTGTCTCAAATTGACCAGATAGGTAGGTTTGATGATGGGATTAATTCATCTTTGTTTGCAATGGGGTCATTTACGGATAACAACATTGATGCTTCAGATGAAGACGTCCCTAGAATCTACAGACTAAAACTTCCACGAGACAATGAAAACCCGCGACGTTCTTCAGGTATTGCAGTTAGAAAAACTGGAGAGTTCTATACTCCGTGGATTGATTTCAATTACCCCGATGTCGAAAAAGCTGCAAGCAAATTAACTATAGGGTCTCGAAACTTTTCTGCTGGAACAAAATACGTCACTGTTTATTACAAAAAAGATGATGCAACAGATGACGACGGAAGCGGATGGACACTTTGGGGTGACGATGGAGTGTTTGATACATCTCCACAAGAAGCAAAAGCATCTGTCACTTCTACTCCTGTAACTTTCAAAAGAATAAGATTTAGGATTAGCTTTACTTCAGATTCTCACAGTGACGACCCGCCAACAGTTACTTCAATAGTTCTAAATACTGTATGGAATCAAACAGACGTGCGAAGATTTAGGGCATCAGTTCGTTTAGGGGATAGGCGGACATTACAATTGAGACGTGTTCCACAGACTACCCTCAAGTCTGCGGATATTAGTAAGTTGACAACTCTAAGGCAGCAGCCGTTTGTTCAGCTTGTCACGCCTGATGGGGAAAGTTTGAACGCTACGCTAAAATATTTAGACCGGACTATATCTGGAAGAGTAGACCCTTTGAGGGGTACTCCGATTGACCAAGTTAGGGTATTTGACTTAGAGTTCACAGAGGTTTTAACCAGCTAAGGAAGCGGTATGGCTAACGAATTCAAACATAAAACAGTAGGCTCCGAACTAACTCAAACAGAGTTTGAATCGGTAGGCGGACACGTACTGGACTCTCAGGCGATAGGTGACATCATCTATGCCTCTTCAACTTCGCAGCTTACAAGGTTGGGGATAGGTTCAACAGGAGCAGTTCTCACAGTTACAGGCGGTATTCCTGCTTGGGACACTACTTGGACTCCGACAGGACATCTTATTCCGGCAAGCGATGACACTTATGATTTAGGTTCTGCTTCAGCAGCATGGCAGGACTTGTTCCTTGAAGGTGACATTACTCTCACAGATGCGGGAACTATTTCAACAACTGCTGGTTCATTATCAATAACTCCTGCTAGTGGCTCTGCTATTGTGCTAGACACCAGTACGACACTAGATGGCGGGGTTCTAACCTTTACTCCAAGTACCGATGACACAGTAGTAATGACTGCTGCAACCAACGGTGCTTTCTCTCTTGTAACTACTGATAACGCTGCTGCTGCTGCAAATATCCAGATAACAGCAGATGGAACTGTTGACATAGATTCAGCAGGGGTTCTGACACTAGACTCTGGTGCTGCTATCAACATTGAGCCAGCATCGGGTTCTGCAATTCTTCTTGATGGAACAATCAGTATTGATGCTGGTGTAGTAACTGGTGCGACTAGTATTACGTCTACTGCTTTTGTTGGCGATATAACAGGCGATGTAACAGGTAATGCTGACACAGCGACAGCCCTAGCAACGGGTCGAACTATTTCCATGACAGGTGATGTTGCTTGGACTTCAGCATCTTTTACTGGAGCAGGAAATGTAACCGGAGCAGGAACTATTCAGGCTAATGCTGTTGAAGGCTCGATGTTGAACACTAATGTAATCTCAGGGCAAACAGAAATTACTTCTGGCTTGGCAGCAGCAGACGAACTTCTTTACGATGACGGTGGGGTACTAAAGAAGGTTGGCTTAGACACTCTCACAACTTACCTTGCGGGAGTAAACGCAGGAACAGTAGCGTCTACAGGACTGTCTGATTCCAGTGGTGTGCTTACGCTTGATATTCAGAATTTAGGTGCTTCAACTACGATTGCTGACGCTGATCTTGTTGTGGTAGATGATGGTGCAGATGGCACTCTCAAGAAGATGACTAGGGCAAACTTCATTGAAAGTGCTGCTTTAGATGCAATCAACATTGATGGCGGTGCTATTGACGGTGCGGTTATAGGAGCCAACGATGCTGCTGCTGGTACGTTTGCTGCGTTGGTGTCTACCACTTTTGCTCCGTCAGATGACGTAACTCTAGCCTCTCACAAATACTTGAAGCTGCCTGAAAACTCAAGCGTTAAGTTCACAGATCAAATAGGTGTGGATAACAGCATCGACAACGATGATGGGCAGGGGATTATATTTACCTTTAGGGCAGGGGCTACTGTAACTCCGTTCAGTCCAGTTTATATAGACGGTAACAATGAAGTTCAGGAATGTAATGCCAACGCAATAGCAACCATGCCTTGTATTGGAGTAACAATGAACACTTCCGATGTATCTGCTGACGCAGACATTGAAGTAATGATGCTTGGTCTAATAAGGCACGACTCATTTACAGATTTTGGGGCTGCTGGCGCACCTGTTTATGCGTCGGGTACAGCAGGGGCGTTGACAACTACCGCTCCGTCAGGGGAAGACGATGTTGTACAGATTGTCGGTCACTCTATTGCTGAAGATTTAATCTTCGTACAGCCCTGCTTAACAACAATCGAACATACTGGATAAGGTATATGGCAACTATAACCGGAACAATAACTCAGAACGATGCTGCCGTAGGTGCTGGCTGGACGCTGGTACACGGTGACTCTGGCTCTGGCATCAAGACAACGGACAGCAACGGGCAGTTCACTTGGGACGATGTAGCTAACAACTTCAAGGCTGTGCTGACCTACGTTATCCTTGATGCATCTGGCGCAATAAAAACAGGTGGCGCAGGTCGGCTTATAGTTGCGGGTGGCAGTCACACATTCGAGGCTTAAATGCTTGGTATACCAACAACGACCATAGCTAAAGAAACGCTAGGGAGTGCTGCTGGCACTACGACTCTTTCAGTTGATACATCTTTGTTGTCATTTACAGCGCGTCATTTAGTTATTCGTGTCAACGCACAACACGACAGCCAAGATGACGGTATCTATTTGCGCTTCAATTCAGACAGCGGAAGTAGTTATTGGAAGCAATCAATTCAAGGGACAAACACTACTGAAGCCTACACACACACAACAAGTGCTGAGACTGCCTTGTGGCTTTGCAAGATAGATGATGAGTCTAACGAGTTCGGTGGGGGCGAATGGCTTGTTCCAGACGCTTTCACTACAAACTCAGATAAGAATGTTATAGGTCTTGGTGGAGTTGACCACGACTACGGCTTATGGCTAACAACAGGGCGGTGGGCTGACACCGATGCAATTACTAGCGTCACGTTTGTGGCAAACGCAGGGGACGGACTTGCTGCTAATTCTTATGTTGAGTTAGCTGTTGTTGATGAGTCATATATCGTTGATGAAGATATTTTGACTAGTGCTGGTAGCTTCGACCACTCTGGTATATCTGCTGCCGATGGAGACTTAGTAGTAATAGGAAACCTAAGGTCAACTCATTCTTCTGATATTGAAGAAGTATCATTCAGGTTAAACGGTGACACAACCTCAGGTAACTATACAAGGCAGCGTCTAAACGGGCATCAGGCAGAAGTCGCTGCGTATGCTAACAACACCTATGTTTTCGGGCATTGT